TCTGATCTGCAATATCTGGCATGAGATCTGGCTTGGACTTACCACTGACATCACGATCAACATCGATGGCACGAACCCAGCCATTAGCATCGGGATTATGATCGCTAGGGCGAGCTGCGTGTCTGGTATCACCGATCCAGCCATCCGATGTGCGGTCACGATCTGGGAATGTGTCATCAAACTGCTCCCGTAATTGCTTAGCAGCTTTACTTAATTCAGGTTTCACAGTCCAAGGGCAGACTTAAGATCATCTATAGATAAACCCACACTAGAGAGTCTGTCTGCTACAGATGGCGCATTAAATACTGCTACATGGTTCTTAACAGCATCCTCTAATTCTGCCTGAGTAACAGTCGAATTATCAGCAGTAGTAATAACAACATTAGCAAGATCGTTCTCATCTGAGCAAAGACCTTGAGATCCTAACTCTTGATCTAGTTGGACTAGGTTAATTTTTTTACTTGTAGTTACTTTTGCCATGATTAAGACCCCATATCTATTACAGAGATTTGACGATTTGCAAAGGTAATGCTTACGCCTGATTGTTCTCCTGAATATTTAGCTGTAAAAGTGTTTGAGCCAGCTGTTAAGCCAGTAACTAAATAAGCCATGCCCACCCGGGTTTGTATTGTTGCAACAACACCAAAGTAAAGATCTATGGCATTAGCATCGGCGGCGGCAACAGTCGTTGCACCACTAATTGCAACGGCCATCTTTGTGCGGCCAATATTGGCACCACCTGTTTGACAGCTTGCCGCAAAAATAATTAACGCTTTTGTGCCAGTTGTAAGTGTTACTGATGGCCCTACTGTTGATAGATCCGTGTAGGAGGTAGAAGTTGTGCTTTGCGCAGTTGCTACTGCTGCTGCTGATGAGGCTTGCGTTGAACCACCTACTGCAACCCATGCTGAACCTGAGTAAGTCATAACTGCATCAGTGCTCTTTAAGTAACAAGCCTGTCCTTCTTGCGGAGATGTGATAGCAGCGTCTCTAGCTGCTGCTGTAGCAAATACCAGCACTCCTTGCATGAGGTAGCCATTTGTATCACCCGCGCTTAAAACCTCACCTGTAGTAAAGGTCTTAAAGCCTAGTCCTGCTGCCATGTCTTCTCCTTAGTAACTTAAAACGCTAGTGTCTAGAATACCGTATAATGCCGAGTTTAAGATGAAGCCATCAATAATTGGCTCAGCTGTGCCCAGTCTTGTCTTCCATGAGTTAGGCGTGACTGAGTGCGAAATATTAAATACCTGCACTGTCTTAGACAAGGTTGTGTTGTTAGGCTGAGTCGTAGTGACGCTGATCGGACTAAAAAAGTCCAGCGATAAACCAGCAATAGTTCCAGAAGTGTAATTATCCTGCTGTAGATCCAGAGTAAGTTCATCGACTCGGCTGGATGTGTCCTTGCGGGATGCAATAAAGGCTTGAGCATAATCAAGGGCTACTGCATCGGTCTGCATAAGCAGGCCAGATTGGTTATAACTGTGCGTAAAGTATGTGGCGATAGAAGCTGCATCTGACGCTGTTTGCACTGCGCCACCTGTGCGAGTGACAGTAGCAAGGTTATAGACCTGAGTATCGTCAAAGACCCACTTAACATCAAAGTAGCCAATGGCAGTGCCATCATCCTTAAACACGACTGGAGTGCCTGCAACGGATGAGACAGTTAAGTTTCTATCTTGGAAGGTTAGACGGCCTGAGTGATCCATATAGATCGCGCCGTACTCAGTTGTAGCCACAGTCTGCAAAGCTTGGAGGGCTGTGCGCTGTGTGGCTGGATCTGCCTGGACTGTCGTAAGTCCTGTGTCTATATCTCGCAGGGTAGCAGGCCAGCCGATAGTGTCTAGGATCTTGGTAACGCGAACGCCTGTAGTCTCCCCTGCAACAGCACCAGTAACTCCAAAGAATTGAGCATTCTGGAATAAACGGAAACCATCTACAGCTGTGATAGTTGTGTACACAATATCGCCATTAAACTTAGGCGTAGAAGTGTTATAGCCTGTTATATATCCTGCAAAGATTGGGTAAGTTACTGACGCGTAGGTTGCAGTAATAGTCATCTTACGCATTGGGTTTAAGTAAGTGTAATAAGGCGATCCAGTATTTTGTGGGTTGAAATCACCGTTCTGATCTAGCAAACGGATTGAAGCTGTGCCTGTCTGAAATTGCTCAGATGAAATATTGCGTCCTCGATTAGTATTAACACTATCTAGAAGGTTTGACACATCTACCACAAGAGCTGTAGCTGAGTCAGATAGTACATCCCCACCATCTAGGCTAGAGGTATCTAGGACAAAGGGAAAGCCAAAACTTGCTCCAGTAGAGAAGTCAATAATTACATTAACGACTGGTCTGGTCATAGTGATCCAGCGTAAGTAAGTAAGTCACCGCGCTTGTTAAGACTTATAACAGCATCTTGGATCATGGTTGTTAGTTGCTCAGGATTAGCAACAGTGCCAGCAGTAACATTGACAATAACAGTTATGCCTGTCTTACCGGATGAGCCGCCTGAGGTCATGCCCACCATAGCCGGGTTAAAGGCGTTGTAATTGCCTGCCATGTCTATTCTGCCACCTGAGGCGTAAATGCTTGGAAACATGACAGGCGATGATCCTGGAATACCAGCAGGACTTTTATTAGGATCGCCTAGAATAGGAGCAGCGTGACTTGCCATTGGATTGCCAGTACCAGCACCGATAAGCCCTAACAGCCTTATAGCCTCATTAAGATTAGCCAGGTTAATTAGATCCTTGGGAAGGATTGACTCAAGGATTGACTTGATATCCTTTAACTTTACTTCTTGACCAGCAAGAGCACCAATTATCATCAAATCTGCATTTAGTTTCTTAGTTGCAGCAGTTATGGCTGCTACATCCTTAGAGGCGATTGCTTCTTCTAATGCAAGGATAGATTGCTTAACCTCTAGGCGAGCAAGGTCGTTAGTAATTTGAAGCAGTTGTGCCTGGCTAGTTACCTTACCTAGTTGCTCAGCCTGATTCCTTTCAGCTGCTGCAAGCGAAATCTTCTCTATGTCAAAGACATTGTCACTCTTACCGAGAGCAAGGTTAGCCTTGTCTATTGCCAGCTTCAACTGCTTGGCCTTTAGTTGCTTTAATTCTTCTGCTGTTAGTTTCTTTTTAGTTGCTAAAGTTACGGCAGCATACCTTGCTTCTAACTCGGCTAGGTGAGCAAGCCCATTCATAGCGCGAGCAGCTGCTGCTTCTTGCTTCTTTCTTTCAGCCGCACCAATCTTGCTTAAGATACCTAAGCCTGTTGCTTGCATAGCAAACTTTAGTCCAGGCAGATTCACTGCTGCTGGGATGCTCTTTAATGCTTCTAGTAATACGCCTACACCTCTAATAGCATCGGCAGTAAAGAGTGCAAAGTCCTCCATGCCCTTGGCAAGTTCATCGACTGTGGTATCTTCGCTTAGACCCTTAAGTGCATCAATAATTCCTTGGCCAATAATCTCTTGGACATTAGCAGATGCAACACTTAACTTATCCATTGAGCCTTGGAAAGTATTAGCAGAAGCAGTAGCAGATCCAGCAAAGGTATCTGAGAGCTGGTTCATTATTTCATCAAAGGACTTAGCCTTTAGATCAGCTTTGGAGATACCCACACCTAACTTGCCGAGTGCTGTGTTATTCCCAAGGTAGGCCTTTGATATTGCCCCTGTAACTGAGGCTAAGTCGCGGCCAGTAGAGGCCGAAATATCTAAAGCAATCTGTAATAACTTCTGAGACTGTGCTGTGTCTCCAGTAGCAACGGCTAAAGCCTGATAAGCAGGGCGCAGCTTGTCATCGACTACACCGAACTCGGACTGTAACTTCTGAATAAATGCTTCTGAGGCTGCGACATCGCGGCCAAGCCCGACATTCTTTAGAGCTAATGCTAACTGCTTCTGTGCTTTTTCATCGTCAGCTGCTGCCTTGACTGAGGCTTTAGCAAAGGATAGGACTGCTGCAGCACTAAAACCAATGCCAAGAGTCTTAGCCATGTTTTTAAGATTTTTAGTTAATTTATCTGTAGATGTTTCAGCCTGCTTGAAGGCATTTTTGCCAGTAAATTCTGCTGCAATGTCAATAACGATATTGGCCATGACTATCCTCTCGCCTTGGCTGTTGCATTTAGTTTATTGGCTGCTGTCTGGATCGCTGCTAAGACTGACTCTCTTGCCTTGCCTTGGTTTTCTTCATAAGCACGATAAAGGGCGCGACCTTCCATCTTGCCATCGCCCTTCATGTTCTGCCCAAACTTATTATTCTGGTTCTGCACGAAGCGACTGCTAGGAGTTACTCGACCCATAGTTTCATATATCGCTCCAGCTGCGGTTTTGTTAAACACGCGAGCAAGGGATCTAAAGCCTTTGCGATTGGGCTTACCAGGTGATGTCTTGTAGCCAACGCCAGCCTTAACCTGTCGAGCAGAATAGGTAGGGAAACGACTCTGAGAGTTTTCTCTAGGCAACCATCCGCTAAGCACTGAGTTGT